CCTGCTTTACATGGATTTAATGTAGGTGGGATGGGCAGTAATAATTTTCAAGGTTTCTGGATGATAAAAAGTAATAATAATTCAAGTCTTGCTTCAAAGACTACTTTCCATGCTAATTACGGGTGGAATACTCAAAGTCTAATGTTAGCACAAAGTAAATCAGGTCATAGTATAATTGCGGATTATGCAGCAGGAAGTGTTGCATTACCGCCTGTATGTAAAATAGGAACAACCTTTTTTGTATATGCTAAACAAGCAACAAATGTATTTAGTACTAATACTCTCGGTGGTGGAGTTCCTACTTTGGTTGGTGGTGCATTTGCCCATGCAGAAGTAATTAGAACAGGTGCTTCTACAACAGTAATCCAAGATAGTTTAGCCGCTTTTGATATGGCTACTTATATTAAAATATCTGCTACTGAATGGTTAAAGGTGGGTTGATATGGATATACATATGCAGTTATTACAAAAAGGAGTTAAAGCAAAAAAGAAAAGATTGGGTGGTGGTGCTGCACCAACTCCAAATTTTTTAACATCAACAAATGCTGGTTTAAGTAGTGCTGGTTTTACTCATTCTACAATTGATGTATCTATTAGAGATGCTAATACAGGTATTTTTTATCCTAATGCGGGGAATATTAATAATTTTATATGGAATAAAGTACCGGTGGATGATATGGCATCTACCGCTATTATTGGTAATTCAGCATTAGCAGGTGGAGTGGCTGGAACAGATGGTAACACCCCTGCAAATAATTTAACTTTACCTGCAATTCCCGGAGATATACAAATCCTAAAGAATGTTGATTTAGAAATTTCATTTGATTTTGGTTCTCAATTATCAAACGGGGCTTCAAGAGAAAATTTTCAAATAAATATTATAGACGACCAAGCGGGATTAGTAAGTTCGGGTGATTGGACTATAATTTCTCAAAATACACAGGCTAAGGCAGGATTTAACCATCCATATTATACAAATCATGGGGGAGGATTATCATTAGTAAGTGCTGCTTCATCTGCAACTGGCATTATAACAATAGAAATAAAAATGATACCTCATGGGGGGCATGGTGCTACAACATCTACTACACAAACATTCAATGATTTAAACAATAACCCATCAATTAAAGAAGCAATATATTTTAATATAAAAAGGCTATGATTAATATGGAATATTGTTTGGTTAATTATTGTGTTAGCGGCTACCAAATAGCAATTTTGTTGATATTAGAATTATTGTTTTGGGGTGGCGTGGCTTTTTTAGGCTATAAAAAATACAAAACTGCTAAAATAAAAAATAATAAAAAATGAGTTTTTTAAAAATTTTGCAAAAAAAGCGGGGCATAGCCGATTTTACACGACTACACCCCTATTTTTCTTTTTTGTAATATTCTTTCTCTTCGGCTTTAGAGTGACTTACCACTTTTTCAATTTACATATCGCCATAAAGCGCACAAAAGATACTACCAATTTACCTGCAACTCAGTAAATACATTTTCTTTTTCATCAAAGTATTTTACTATACCATTTTCTTGCCCATATTTCCACAAATTATATGTTAATTGTGAATCTTTTAGACAATAATCTACCACTTCATCATATTCTCCTGCTTTCCATTTTACAACAGAATCAATACTACTCATATTTTTTTGGTCACCTATACTACATTTCACTAAATTATCTAAGTGAATTCTTTTACCATGTTCTTTTAATAAATACGCACTTGTATCTATACATCTATTTGATTTATCTTCTAAATATTTTCTTACAATATAAATATCCATAGAATCTCTAAGGACAGGTAAATCAAAAGCATTAATATTATGCCCTATCAATATTCCACCCTTTTGAAAATGGTCGTCTAAATCAAATTTAAGTTCTCTTAAAGTTTTAATCTCAACATCAGTACCTTTTTTAAGGTTCTCTAAAGGTTCATCAACATAAATTACACCCTTATTTCCATCCCATGTTGTAACACATGCAACTTTAAAAAGATGGGTATTACCCCAACCTCCAATCTCATAACTTAAATTTTTTGTTTCTATATCAAATGATAAATATTCACTCATCTTTTTCCACCTTTAGTTTTACATATGTTTGTGATTTTCTTACTTCTTCAAAAATGTGCTTTACACTTTGCCAATGACGATAAAATTTATTTCTACCACATTGTTCATTTTTTCTGAAGGACTCTATCATCAACTTTTTATCTACCCATCCATTAGTGCCATTAACTTTAACTTTTGGGTTGGTTGAGTTATAAGCAGCAATATACATTTTCTCATTATTCTTATCAGAAAATCTTTTTGGTCTTTTCTTTAGTTTTTCTGTGAACCAACTTGTAATAGAATCAAATGATTCGTCTGTTAATTGTCTACCTTGCTTAATATGTTTAGCAGTTATCTTTGGACTTCTTTCTGATACTGCACATAAAGCGGCCGCAATACAAATATTGTTAATCATATTCATAAGAAATGTATTTAGTGCTTCATATATAGAATCATCAAAAGTATTCATATATTTTTTCATACCTCTCCATACATTCTTTAATGCTTTCTGTCCATCTTCTGTCCATTCTACAACCTTTCTTTTATCCCCATCTACTGCTTCTAATCTTTCTTGAACCCATCTATAAGAATTATAAAGCATTTCAGAAAACTCTTCGTGGTATCTTGCAGAACCTTGTTCATCTTCCATAATTTCTCCTACCATATCAATATAATCTTCTTCCATTTGTGCTCTTAAAGATTCAGGAACATCTCTAACATAAAGCCACATTCTTTGAAATACACCTTTTGTTAGAATAACTTTTTCAAATCCTTCCGGTGGTAATGTTGTAGCCCACAAACTTCTTTGTGAATCAACCACTAAATCTTTACCCCACTCGGTTAATCTCTTTTTAATCAAATGACTTTTAGAATCTAAACGATTCATAAACTTTTGAAACAACATAACTGTTTCTTGTTTATGTTGGGATTCTTTGAAAATACCAGAATGTTCAAACTCATCAAAAGCAATAATACCCGAACCATATAAACTACCATAAATAGTTTTATCTTCAAATTCAGGAGTATCATATTCAGGGTCTTCTCTTGCTTCTTGTCTATTATAATCAGGATTAGGTACATTCATTTTCATAGTTCCTAATAATGCTTGGTCTGTAAAACTATCTGGATTATTCAATGTAAATTGTCTTACGCCCGATAAAGGTAAATTATTTCTTGTTGTTGGGTATGAATTAATTAATTCAAAGGTTCTTTCCCATACAGGTGATAAGAAATCAAACATTGTAGTCTTTCCACTTCTTGAAGTTTGAATCCAACAATAATGTATTCTTGGGTCAAGTGCTAATCTACCAATTGGTACTCTAACCGTATCTTTTAATATTTGACCTAAAGATACAAAATAAGACATTGAAGCAGAATATTCATTATATAATGAAAACTCACCTACTACATTTCTCCACCTAATTACATCTTTAGGTAATTCTATTTTTCTTGAACGGATAACTTCTAAACTACTATCGTCTGTAACTTTAGCCATCGCTTCATATAATTCCCATTCATCTACATCTAAATCTTTTGCCATTAATATCTCACTTCCTTTTCTTCATTTAATGCCTTTAAAATATGTTCAGCAGTTTTATTTCCTATACCTTTTAACTTAACAATTTCTTTTGTATCAGTCATAGATATTTCTGCTATACTTCCAAAGGACTTTAATAGGGCTTTTGCTTTTTCAACTGAAACACCCTTTATTTCAGATAGCACATCTACTCTTACATCGTCTGTTCTTATTTTCTTTGGTAATTCTTTGTGTATAATTAAATCTTTATTTATGTGTTCTGTTGTTGCTAATATTAAATGTGCCGCAGTTCTATAATTATCTACCCATATTGGTTTAACATCTGTATGTAATGCTATTGAAGTTAATGCACCTACAAACATTTTCTTAAGTTTAGTTCTCCAACTCATAGAATTGAATTTTGTTCTGTGTAAATATTCTAATGCGTCATCTAATGTTCCGTAAATTAATATTATATTTTTATTATAAGTTCTATCCATATTATCTAATTGGTTAAATATTCTTTTATTTCTAACTGATGCTAAGAAATCTGCTGCTGATTTTGCTTCTATACAGCAATCTCCTACAATATAATCTCCTATCTCTAACCATTTCTTTTCTGTTTTAATTTTTGATTTTTCTGCTATTTTTTCTAATGTTCTACTTAATTGTGAATCTTCTCTACTATCAATTACTATCATGTCCATACCTCCAACATTTTCCTATACAAAGCCCTTCTTCTATTAATGTATTACAATTAGGCGACATATATCTACCATCAACAATAAACCTTACATGTTTTCTTGTTTCACTTGGGTTGTAATCTATCCATGTATCTTCATTATTTGATATTGTTTTAATCTCGTTTTCAATAATTGCTTTAATATCTTCTAAAGCAGGTCCATTAATTTCCCTCGGTTTACAATTTAAATTATCTTTTACTACTGTTAATTCAGATAAAAACTCATTATACCATTGAACCAAAAGAACTCTTGCTCTATGGTTAGGATTTTCAGACATAACAGCATTTTTTAAACAAGGTAATATTGGTAAATCACCCGGACTTTCAACACTATCAATTTCTATATCAGCAGTTTCCATCTTTTTGACTTCAGGCCAATCAACTAATGTCTTCCCATAATAAACAGGTTTAATTTTTCTTTTACCTTTTTGTGAGAGTTTATATATTGTGGGCAATCCCTCAAGTAAATCATCATGCGTAATAGGAATACACCAACGATTTGCTTTAAGATGAAAAGTGTTTTGTATTCTTCTAAGCCTACTTGTATTAATAACTACTGTATCAAGATAAGGACTTTTATTTACAACATCATAGCATATATTAAAAAATGCTTTAACTTGTCTAAAGGTATTTGCTATGTTACCATATACAAATATATGAAAGCCTCTACCTGAAAAAGATATATTATGTTTGTAGTCTTTTTCTAATAACCAATTATGCATTCTTAATACATCTTGATATAACTTGGGCATAGATTCTTCTTCTCCATGAGCATCAAAATCAAGAAATATTCTGTCAATAATAATAGAATATTCTAACCCTCGATTGGGAGTAAAGTGTTTATAATCATAAACAGATGTAAAGAGATTCATTTTACCATTATACATTTGTATAAAGTCTTTATATTCTTTTTCATTCTTTACTACTATTCTTGACGCTTCTCTTGCTTTATTTCTTAGACTTCCTGCCCACATTTCTCTCGGAAAATACATCATTCTCACCTTTCTCATATTCATGTATTGAACAAAATAATTTATCAGGGTTAGTTAATTCGGCTTTACACCCAATAACTTTACACCTTTTCTTCATTCCATTCCTCTCTTTTTCATTTCTTTTTTACCTAATTGTTTAGTATCGGCTCTAATTCTATCCTTTAAACTTAATATCTTCTCATCTTCACTAACACTTCCTTTAACTGTTTCCAACTCAGTTTCAGTTCTTTCCAAGTGTTCTTCAAGTAATTCCATAGGTTTGTCATTTAAATTCACCGTTGCTGTTTTTAGATACATAGATAACTTTGCAGTAATCCATTCTTCTAATCTATCAAATGTTCTATTATGTATTGCTTTAGCAAAAGACATTTGACCTTTTGGTAAATCTGTATCACATACAATATAGTATTTAGTTTCTATATTCATATCCGATATTAACTCTTTTGCTAATTGTGAAACAATATCTTCTTTATTGATAATGTCATTTAAAGTCCATTGTCTTTCCATTATTTTATCTTCTATTACACCACTACCATAAAATGCTTGTGCTAAATTATCAGAACCAGTCGTCATTTTGACTTCCTCCATCTGCTGCTTCACAATGGTCGTAATGTCCACAATGAATACATTTCTTATAGAAATATGAAGCATTAAACTCATCTTCCATATAAGAGTCAATTAGTTTTTCAAAAGACCTTTTAACTGCTGTTTCAGAACGCTTAGATACTTTTTCAGCATATACATAATTACTTGCTGGATAATACCAAGCCCAATGTGTAAAGGGAATTTCAGGGTTTAAACCTAAACTTCTAACTTGTTCGGGGTCTGCATTCTCAAATAGTATTTTATAAAAGGCCATTTCTTTACGCATCATTGTTTTCTTAGAATCCTTCCAAGCACCTGTTTTTAATTCCATAGGAATATAACCATCACCTTCTAAAAATAATCTATCAACTATTCCTTGTAGATGTACTTCTATTCCTGATTCAGTAGTATATCTTGCATCAAGCATAATTTCATTACCAACAGGTATAAATTCATTTAATGTTTCTTCGTGATGGCATTCAATAAACCTTTCAGTATTATATGCCGACATAGAAGTATATAATTCTTCAATATCTTCTTTATCCGTTTCAGGATATAAATCACGGAAATGTTTTTGTAATTTCATAGGTTCTTCTATAAATTCTAAAGCAGTATCTATCTTTACCACTTTCCAAAACTCTTCTTGTGCATTATGTACAATTGTTCCCTTAAGCATAGCAGGACTTGTTTTCTGTTTTATATCATCAATATACCCATACTTATAATTAAGATTACAAAAACCATAACTACCAATAGAAGATTTAGTAATCTTTAATATTGGTGGTTTTCCATCTGTATTTGCTTCCCATTTATATGTATATTCTCCATTCTCTTTTCTCATTCTAAACACCTTTTCTACATTTTTGTTTGGGAGGATTTTCACTTCACTTTTTTTAGTTCGTCAATTAATTGACTTGCCCCCTGACGGGTTAAATTATCTGGTACATCTCCACCCAATTTTTTAATGTACTTAATTTGATTTTCTGTTGGTTCTTTTTCTGCATTTTCTTTAGATACTCTTGAAGTAGCACCTTCTAAATTAGTTCTTAACATAGAAGCCGTAGTTAAATCATGACACGCTTTACACAATTCAACAACATTAGACCTTGCACTTATTAGATGCAGTAGTCCTTCCTTTTTACATTTATGTTGCGAAATTATATGATGCCATTCGGTATAACCATCAGGTGCAGGTTCTAAACATATACTACAATTGCCTGTTTTTACCCAAAGATTTTCTTCTTCGGATTGTAACTTAGCAATTGATTCTTCATGCTTATTATACTCGGTTTCTAATTTCTCCATTTTCTTTTTCAATTTCATTATTTCTTTTATATTACTTTGTTCTCTCAATTTACCACCAACTATCTAATGTTGTTTGTCTGCCATCATTGGCTATCGCTGTTAAATCCCACCTTAAGGATTCATATATCAGTTTGGCTTTTTTACTAATTTCAGAATCAGCCAAACGACTCCAATTAATCGGAAAGTTATCTATAACTTCGTTTAATTTTTTAAATGCTATATAATCTACATTTCTTACCCTACCTTTAGTTTCGTATTGACGAGGGTATTTAGTGATACCTTTATTGTCTACTGTATAATAATAATAACTATCACCTTCTTTTATTTCCCCAATTTCTTGATTGTAAAATAAAACTCCTGCTGAACCACCAGCAATCATTTCATATTCTTCCAACGGTCTTCTTAATCTACTTTGTTTGATAATAGAAGATGGCTTGTATTTACCACCCTTTACTATTTTATACATAGCCTTTGCATATTTAGTAACATCAGTTTCTGTTTTACCTTGTGCAACCATTTGTAATATTTTAGATTGCACTTCTTTTGCAAGTTTAGTTTCATTAGACTTTTTCATTTCAAATCCCATGACAAAGAATTCATCTATTACTTTACCATCTTTCCAAGATAAATAACCACAATAGCGATTCTTTTTCATAGATAGGAAAAACGATTTTGCATATTTTTCAAATTCTAAAATTACATGTTCATTGAAAACTTCAGTTTGAATATGTTGATTTAACAATACACATAATGCTTTAGCATCATCAACATTTTTAACCTTTACAAATATAGAATCAGTATGTCCATAAATAACTTCATACCCTAACTCTATTGCTTTAAATGCTACACTTCTCATGGCTTCTCTTGCTGATGCTGTAATTGCTTGAGCCATTTCCATATCGCCCCAACCATAACCATCTTTTGCTAATACACCATATAAAGCATTTACACCACGCTTAGTAGCCATTTGTGCTGAATCCCATTTCCTATATTCTTCATCTGTTTTAGCATCACGCATATTTTTCTTATACCCATCACGCATTTCCATAAGTGTTAGAACAGCATTTGGTAATACTCCTAACTTATCTTTTCTGAATGATACGCTAATATTTTCTCCTTTCCACTCTCTAAGATTTTTAGGTGTAGAGAAATAAACATTATGTGCATTTTCATGGTTAGATTTTGTTTCCCATGATATATTTCGTGCGGCCATCATACTCGGGTATAGTGATTTAAAATCAAATACTGCAACATTTTCATGTAATCCAAAAGTATCTTCTTCTTCAGGATTCATTACAAACGCTGCTTCATATTTTGTTTTAATACCTTTTTGACCTGTTGGTGCAATCCAATTAGAATGACGCATAAAATATGATGCCCCCATTTGTGAATTATGAAATACACATTCAAAAGGACATACAAACAAATGTTGGAGTGCAATATCATTTTCAGTGATATTCATTTCATTATCCATTCTAACCATTAATTCTACATCTACTCGGTTATATTCAAGAAATACTTCTGTATCTTCTAACCAAGAACGCTGAAAGAACTCATCATCACCAAATTTAGCATTTGATTTTTCTTTACCAATATCCTCACCTAATAATCTTCTTGAACAATAATCTAATTTAAGAGAAGGTAATGTTCCCTTTTGGGAATCTAACCATAATCTTTCAAATCTTGTCATTAAACAATAAGTAATTCTACCTTTTATTGGTTGTGATGTATTTGCATAATTAATATTATAAACTCTATTATGAGAAACGCCTCTAACTTCTCTATGTGGTGATAATTTCTTAGGATTAATATCATTAGCAATTAATCTTTTAAGAATAGTAGGTATATCAAAACCTAATACATACCAACCTATAATCATGTCAGGGTCTTTATCTTCTACAAATTTAACAAAGGCTTCTAACATATCTTGTTCATCTTCATAAACTAATACATCTTTATACGATGGTAGTGGTTCAATAGGAAAATGGGTCATAACATAATAGTAATCATCAAAAGAATCATAGAAAGTTAAAGCATTTATTTGCCCATCATATCTACCTCCAACTTGAGTTTCAATATCAAGATACCATTTACGCAGGTTATACTCTTTTATTTCTTCCATACAATCATTTGTATATTTTCTTGCTAAACCTATATCGGCTTCATATGTAATAGACCAATTCTTTTTACCATTATGAAAATCGCCAACAGTATCAAATACAACTTTAGTTAATTCTTTACCGCCTAATGATTTCCATTCACCAAATACATATGTAGGTTTTATTCTGTTAGTACCATACTTACTTGATGATTCTATATACTCAGGCATTTGTTCTGTTCTTTCTATAAAAAAGTATGATTTAAAATTAGTAATAGTTTTATTAACCCTTTTGTTATCTTTATCTCTCCATCTTAATTCTATATTATTTTTTGCTTCACTAATTATCATTTTATCACCTAATATAAACCATGAGGTTTTGCTTCTAATTGTCCTGCTTGTGTAACTCTACAAAAATGTGCTTTTCTTTGAAAATCAGTAATTGAATAAGCACCAACATAACTCATAGAACTTTTAATTCCATCTACAATATCATCTGTTATTCTTCTTACCTTTCCTTTGTATGGAGTAATTTTAGAATTACCTTCTACATTTTTTGTTTCTTCCCCTCTTGCTGTTTTTGAATCAATAGATGCCGAACCTTGATACTTTTTATATAACTGTTCATTAGGCCATTGACCCATTTTAGATATAATTCCGGGAGTTTCTTTTGTTCCTGCAAATAAAGAACCTACCATAACTGCATCAGCACCAAGACCAATTGCTTTAGGAATATCTCCTACTGTTTTACAACCGCCATCAGCAACAATATATGGTTTATTTTCTAAGTCTAAAACTTCATTTATGTGGTGTGTAATATCAAGTAATGCTGTTGCTTGAGGAACACCTACTCCTGCTCTAATTCTTGTTTCACACATAGAACCATTACCGATTCCTACTCTTAAAGAATCAGCACCAGATTCAATTAATCTTTCAGCAGCACCTTTAGTTACAATATTACCTGCCATTATATGAATATCCTCAAATTCTTCTTTGATATATTTTATCATATCTCCGACAAGTTCATGGTCGCCATGTGCAACATCAATACACACTCCTTGAATATTAGTATATCCTACTAATGAATCAAATCTATCTTTACCTTTTTGTCCTACACCAATTGCTGCAATATATTGTCCTCTTACTTCTGCTTCAATATCATAACATAAATCTATTTGTTCTTTAATACTTTGAAATCTATGTAATACTCCAATTCCACCAAGTTTTGCTAACTCAATACACATTTCTGAACCGCATACTGTGTCCATTGGTGAAGCAATTAAAGGGATATTTAATTCATAATTACCAAAATTTACTGATGTATCACAATGACTTCTTGATTTTATATCAGACATACTCGGTATAATACTAATATCGTCGTAAGTTAAACTATTTCTTTCTTCTATTTTCATTTATATCTCTCCCTAATACTTTATCTTTTGGCATTTTAAGGTCGCCAAGAACCCATTTAAGTGAATTAATCACTCCTTCTAATCCTTTGTAATTATTCCAATGTTGCTGTCTTAATGGTTTAGGACATTTTTGAAACGCTACCCATCTTCTATTTTGTTCTCTTTCTGCTTCATCTAATAAGGCTTCAATTTGTTCCCATGATTTATTATAAGAAAAATTATTACTGTCTTGATGGTCTGACATTGACATTCTTATTCCTCACTATTTTCTTTTGCTTTTTTCATCTTACAAACAGGACACCCACTATCTGCAATTAACTCACTACACCAACCAGTATTACATAATACACCTGCCGCTTCTAAATTTAATGCGTTAGACATATACTGTATCATTTGTAATAAACTTTGTAATACAACCATTGGTTCTTGCTTTTCTACTTTTTCTTCTTCTACTTTTTCTTTCTTTTTACTCATAATATCACGCTTCTATTCTTGGTGCTCTTAATATTTTCATATTACCACTTATTACTGAGAGTGGTGACTCATCATTAAATGATAGAATAGTAGTTCTACCTTCTAAATATTTAAAGAAGGGGGCACTAAATTCCATACATGCTTTTTCACCTACTGAATCAACAGGTTCAATTTTAACTTTAACTAATTCATTACCGTTAGATGATGAAATATTTAAGTTCTCACCATCATATTCCAATTGGAAAACTGAATTTCCAACTGCTTCACAGTCTGTTAAAGCATTTGATAACTCATCTGTACTAACTTTAATTCTTGTTTTCAATTGAGTTTTTATACTTACTATAACTTCTTCATTAGTATTTCTACTTACTTTTAAATTCTTTTCTACAAATAAAATACTATCATTGTTTTCATGTCTATTTAAAATTGGTAATCTAACTGTCTTTCTTTCATTAACTAAAACAAGAGAGTTTTCATCTAATTTAAATATACAATCTGTTTTAGGTAAATATTTCAATAGAATATCTGAATCTAATGCTATTCTGCCCGCTTCAGTTTCTTCCATCTCAATTAAATCTAATGAGTTAGAAACATAAGTAGAAGGATTACCATTTGTTAATACACAATTATTTCCTTCTTTATCTACACTAAATATAATAGTAGGACATAACACATTACTTTTATTAGTATTACCGTTATTCCATTTACCTTTTAGTAAAACACTTTCAATTTTATCTCTTAATTCTTTTCCATTTATTTTACATCTCATATTATCATCTCCATATATAGGGGGAATAATGGGGTGGAGGATATACCCCGTTTGCATTACATTATTCAATTACCGCTTAACAAAACCCTATTTCTGTTTGAGGTTGGTTGGGATTTAACTCCGCTTTACCCCTCAAAGAGTATTATCACTAATTGCAGGAATACCGTTCCATGCAATTTTCTTACCATCATTCTCCATTATTGTAAATGTTTGGCCTACATTATCAGCATTAGTCTTTGACTTTCTAACTGTTCCTGTAAGTTTAAATGTTTTTCCTCTTTCTTCCATTCTACATTCAATGTGTTGGAATAATTTAGCCGTTGTAGATTTCTCCCAATCAGGCTTTAAACCAACAATATCAAATCCATCATGGACTTCTTTCATATGAGTAATAAAGAATTTATGGCATCTTAATTGACAAGCCGCCTTAAATAATCTTTTATACTCTTCTGTTCTTGCATACCATTGTGTCGGCACCATTTTTACTTTATCTGCTGCTCTTGGGTCTTTACCCTTAATATGATTTAATCTTGCAATCATATTAGTAGTATCTAACCATGAATCAAGACCATCAAAAATAATTGCTTTTACTGCTTCAATCTTTACAATATCTTCACCATCTTCAATTTCTCCTGATTCAATTGCTTCATTAACCATAGCAATAAAATATCTTGCCATATCAGCAGTAGCCATATAATCAACAGTCATATCTTCATTATACATAAACGGATTAAAGATAACTATCTTTTCATCGTTTGCCCAATGTTGCCTCCATGTAGGTTCAGCACCTTCATCAAAATCAAGAATAAACAACCAATGTGTTTTTCTTTCTTCTTCAGTTCTACAATCTAAAGCAATACCAGTTTTTCCTGTTCCCGGATTTCCACTAATACCACAAATCATATATGCTGATTCTTGTTCTAACAAAATCTTTCTTTGATTCATAGCCTTTAATTTTGCTTGCTTAAACGCAGATAAACCTTGTTCTTCCTTCGCATTATTCAATACCTTTCCTGCCGCATTTCCTTTCTTATTTCCTATTCCCATTTATTTCACTTCCTTTCTTTTTTTTACTCTATTATCAATTCTTTGAATTGTTCTTTTAATTCTACAAATTGTTTATCAAATATTTGACGGGTGTACATCTTACCACTTTTCATATGTATTCTAACTGAATACAAATCTTGGTCTGTAATTACCTCATCGTCATCTATTTTCTTCCATTCGATAGATTCAACTTCCGCTAAATCCATACTTAATTGATTCATTCTTACATATCTTTTCATTATAATTTCTCCTTTTAAGGATAGGCTTCGCACCTATATGACCGTCATTAACGCCAACGACTACACAATTAAATTAAATTTTGGTAATCACCAATAATTCAAGTTTTCATCTGTTGTTTCTACTACTTCATTTGGTGCACCAAGAGCAACTCTCGGTAAAATACCATAAATATTCAAAGAAACGGGGTTGTATTCATCATCAAGATAATTACCATCGTCATCTCTCTTTTGTGTTTGGTTTGTTCTACCAATAATAATTACATCACTACCTACACCAAAATCAATATCTACACTTGAAGGAATCCAACATGGCGTTGAATCAGGAATATCTGCTTCTTCAAAACCATAACTTGCATCAGCAGGTTCAATCCATAATACTCTATTTCCAGTCTTTTCATTAACAGTCAAATTCATACTGCTAACAATACCATCAGTAATACATAGTTTCATTCCCGGATTTGACATAATCGTTGAATGATAATCTTCAATTTCTAATAAATCAGCAATATAATCACCCATACAATCTACAAGTAAATCTTCCATAGAAGGTAGATTACCAACATACAAATCATCACCTTCATCTAAGTTAGCATTGTATTGTAGAGAAGAAAGTGTTCTTCCTTTAATACCATAACAAGCATTTCTATCATCATTAAAGATAGCATTAAGATGCAACCATTCAAAGTTTTTAACATCCCATTCTTTTGCAGCAATATTCTTTAATCCAAAAGTCCAGTATTGGAACTCGCCACCTTCCTTCTTAGCAATCAAATGTACTCTTCTTCTAAATTCTTCAGCAGGTAGAGGCTTACCATATCGAGGGTTAGTATCTCCACTCATAAAAGCCTTAATATTATCAATAGGTACAATCCACTTATTCTCATCTACTTCCATAGCAGAACTTGGTAATTGTGGAATTGTTTTTGTTTGTATTTCACCATTAACAATTTGACTCTTTTCATATCCTGCGTCAGTCAATAGAACTTCCGCACATCTTTCTTCATTAAATACAGTATTAGAATTACTATTATAATCACTAATTAGTTTCTTTCTACTCCATTGTTGAACATCTCTTGCAGGTTCACTACCAACAACAAACCCAAAAGCATCA